TTGCACCTCCCTGCACGCGCACGTGCACGCGGCCGACCACGCGGTCGCGCACGCGGCCGTACACGCGGTCGTACACGCGGTCGCTCACGCTACCGAGTCGCGTCACGTTGCACCTCCCTGCACGCGGTCGCCCACGCGGACGCCCACGCGGCCGTACACGCGGACGCCCACGCGGCCGTCCACGCGGCCGCCCACGCGGTCGTACACGCGGCCGTACACGCGGCCGCCCACGCGGCCGTACACGCGGCCGCTCACGCGGCCGTACACGCGGGCGCGCACGCGGACGTACACGCGGCCGTACACGCTACCGAGTCGCGTCACGTTGCACCTCCCTGCACGCGGCCGCCCACGCGGCCGCCCACGCGGTCGCCCACGCGGTCGCCCACGCGGACGTGCACGCGGCCGCCCACGCGGTCGCCCACGCGGTCGCCCACGCGGACGTGCACGCGGCCGTACACGCGGTCGCGCACGCGGACGTGCACGCGGTCGTCCACGCGGTCGTACGCGCTACCGAGTCGCGTCACGTTGCACCTCCCTGCACGCGGCCGTGCACGCGGACGCTCACGCGGACGTGCATGCGGTCGTGCACGCGGCCGTACACGCGGCCGTCCACGCGGACGCCCACGCGGACGCCCACGCGGACGCCCACGCGGCCGTACACGCGGCCGTACACGCGGCCGTACACGCGGGCGTACACGCTATCGAGTCGCCTCATTGGCTCTTCGTTGCCCATCGAGTAGCACCATGTCACACGATGCCTCTCCAGTCAACGGAATAATCCCCGCCTCCTCCAGCGCCGCCATCAGCTCCGGCGGTCGCTCCCGTAGCAGCCCCACGAACGCCTCTCGCCGCACCTCCGGGCTCTGCTGTCCCCTCGTCGGCTCCGCGGCCACCGCCGGCGCCACGGTCCGCGCCCATGCCGCCAGGAGCGCCGTAGCGCCCTGCAGCCGAGCGTGCGCCTCCTTCGGTCCCATCAGCTCACCGCTCTCCGGATGCCGCATGGTCCGGAGCATGTGGACCGCCTCGAGCGCGCCGACCGTGAGCGCCGCCCGCACGTCTGCGTCCGTCACTGGTCCGAGGGCTCGGGAGGGGTCAGTCACCAGACGCATTATGCCACACCGCGCAGCGTCGGCCAATGACGGCAAACTGTTAACTTTTGGATACATGTGTCAAAAATGACACGGTTTCACATACCGAAAAGGCGGTTTCGGTATGCGGATCGCGCGCGCGCTATGGGATTACGGATAGTTTGGGCGGAATCTCCAATCCCAGCTCTCTCAGCGCATTCCTGACAGCGATTCGTGTGGCGAGCCTCATGCGCCGATCTGTCACGGCTCGATAGACGGTTCGGTGATTGAGGCCGGTCATGTCGGCGACCCGACGCACCACGTCATCACTGCGCGCGAGGTGTTCCGGGTACAACTGGGCGGCCTTTTCAGTGAGAACTTGGTAACTCAGTTTCGGCATTCGCATATGATACCACGGCGCGCGGATATCCGCAGAATAAAACCAGATACGATTAGTCGGGACAGGCTGATTAGTTTAACGATTACACTGGGTTTGCTGGTTTTTTGAGGTTACCTTGTCCCGACTGTCCCGTCGGGTACCATAGCGGCGGTTTTGTAATTGTGGGCCAATGTGGGTATATGTAGTTAGATTAACTGTACTCCTGGACTCTATAGGTACTCGGGACACTCGGGACAGACCGAGAAAAATAGGGGTGTCCCGAGTGTGGTCGTCGCGCTGGCCCGAGTAGGTCGGGACAGGCTGCCGGTGTACGCATGATGTTGCGCAATGGCGCATGATGCGTACATAGCGGACGGCGAGACGACGCGGTCCTCACCGGGCGAATCTGCGCCATACGCCGTGGCACGGTCGATGCAATGTGTGTCTACAGTCAGCAGCCAACCACTGACCCCCAAAAGGAACCCAGCACCATGACCATTACCGCCAAGTTCTCGACGATCTGCCCCTGCTGCAACACCCGCATCGCGGCCGGATCCAAGGTCGAGTGGACCAAGGGCAGCCCCGCCCGCCACGTCGCTTGTGCGAGCTCCGCGCCCGCCGCGAAGCCCACGACCTACAGCGGTCGCATCGAGTCCTCTCGCCGCGCTTGGGGCGCTCGCCGGGGCATGGGCTCGGGCCACGGCGCCGCGGTCAAGGTGCCTGGGTACTCGTCGTACTGCACCGACTCCCCCACCTGTCGCTGCTACGACTGCGCGAGCTGAGAGATCCGGTCCGGGGTCTCTCCACGGAGGGGCCTCGGGCCGGGCAAGTCAGCCCGATCCAAGGAGACCCATCATGGCCAAGCAACGCACCATCACGCTCACGGACGCCCCCCCGATCAAGATCAACGAGGAGACGTGGCCAGTCATTGCCGAGGGCGAGGACTATCCCGGGCAGTACGATTTCCAGGCATTCGATCTCGCCTGGATCAAGGTCCGTCGCCACGAGGACGGGCGCACGATCGTCTACGGCGGCGCCGGAGACGGGAACGGCGGGGGGCGACCCGAGCGCGAGGGGCGCCGCTCCGGGTATCTGCTCGCTGACGCTGCGCGGACCGTCCAGACGATCCGCCAGGTCGCCGAGGAGCTCTCCGAGGCCGCGTACTGCGAGGGCCTCGCGGAAGCCGCGGGACGCAGAGCTATCGCGGACCTGCCTGCGGAGGAGCTCTCGTGAATCGCGACGCTGCCAATCGCTTCGGGATTGCGCTCCGCTACGCGAGCCCGCCGCCCGGACAGGGCTCGACGCTCGGAGACTGGCGCGAGTACGCCGAGCGTGTCGTGTCGGAGGCGAGCGTCCGCGGGCTCACCATGTCGGTCGCGCTCTCGGATCCGGAGGACGAGGATGCCTGCGCTCAGGAGGACGCGGCCGAAGCAGAGGCGGACGCCAGGAGGATGCTCGGCGAGGAGTAGCCCCAAAAAACGGCCCGTAACAAAAGCATGCTTTTTGTTACGGGCCAGAATTCGGTCGCCGATACCGTCGAACTCTGACCCCGTGCTCCCGGGACCGCCCGCAGACCCACCCTAGGCGCCCCATGACGGCGCCGATACGCTGCTGGGCCTGGAGGCTCCAGTCCTCGGGAGCGATGCCCAGACCGGCGAGGATATCGCCCACCGTGACGGCATCGCGAGGGTCGCACGGCAGCCCGGTTCCGTGGCCCTCGAGCCACGCGGCGATCTTCGCTTCCCACTCGTCGCCGATGTAGCGCTGGTCCTGCTCGTCCTCGATGGCCGCCGCCAGCTCCACGGACTTCGGGTCCGGCCACCAGTGGGCGCCGCTTTCGTAGGCGCACCGGGCCTCGGCTAGGAGCTGGTCTCGGTCGCGACGGAGCGCGTCCAGGTCGATGGCTCCGACGCGGACGGGCCAGAAGCGGCGGTTGCCGGTGTCGTCGCGGAGGTATCCGGGCTTGTTCGTGCTGCCGGCGAAGACGCACGTTCGTGGAATGTCGACGACGTAGCGTTCGAATGGCGGCCGGTAGCGGTCCGAGCGGACGGTGAGGAACGCCTTGATCCGCGTGACCTCGTGGCGGGAGAGCGCGTCCATTTCGCCGAGTTCGATGCACGTCATGCCAAGGAGTTGCTGTTGGCAGTCCTTCGAGCCGAGGTCCGGGAGCTGGTCGGTGAAATAGTCCGCGCCCGCAAGTACCCGGAGCGCGCTCGACTTCGCGGCGCCCTGCGGCCCCTCGAGCACGAGTACGTGGTCCGCTTGACAGCCGGGCTCGTAGATGCGCGCGACCATCGAGATGAGCCACCACGCGCCCACGGAGGCAGCATATTCTGTTGCGCTGACACCCAGATATGTGCTCAGCCACCGATCCAGACGTCGCACTCCGTCCCACTTCAGGCCCTCGAGATGGTCGCGCATGGGATTGAAACGCTGTTGACGCGCGGCGAGTTCTATGCCGTCAGATACCAGATCCTTGCTCGCGGTGAGCTTGTTCATGCTCGCGAGCGCCGCGATCGTGACGTCGCGAATGTAGGTATCGACCGGGCCGCGCTTGGGTGATGCGAAGCCGACCATCTTCGGGAGCTTCTTGACGAGGAGCGTCTTCCTAGAAAGGTCGTTGAAGGCGAAGCATCCGCGGAACGCGACGTCGTGCGTGAGAATCAGCGCAACGTTTCCGACGCAGGCCGTGAGCCGTGGCTCTCCGTTCTTGTCATCGCGTCCGTAGACGAGGCCGCGTTTCCATGGCTCAAGCTCGACGACGTTCGTCGGTGGCTCTTCTCGGTCGTCCCCGGGCTCGCGTGCTGCGCTCATCGGGTGTCCCGGTGGCATTCGTCGCAGGACATGAGCTTATCGAGTCGATACCACCAGGCGCGGACGCCAGCGCGGAAGAGTACGCCGCACCAATAACAATTGAACGCGAAACGACTCCGCGGAATGCGGATCGCTAGCTGCGGTTGCCAGTGCTGAGTCATCGCTGTTGGAGCGGAGCGAGGGCCCACTCTCGCGGGGGCCACGCACCGAAGAGGGCCTTGTATCTTACACCAACAAATCCCGGCTTGAGACCTTTCGCGATCTGGACGGCGCGTAGCGCGTCGTATTCCGCTCGCTTGTCCTGCTCCGGCACGCCGCGGAGCGATGGCTCGACTCCGAAAAGTTTCTTGTATTCCTTCACCACGAATTGCAGTCCGTATCCCTGGCGCTTCGCGAGCATCCGGAGGCGCCGATACTCGGAGAGTTTGTGCTCGTCCGCAGTATCAGCGCCCTGGTAGACGCGCTGCAATCCGGCATCGTAGATCCGCACCTCGACCGGGCGCGGCTTCGGCGGCACCCAACCGCAGAGCGGACAGGCCGCGAGGCCGTTAGGGTACATTGCCATACACTCGGCGCAGCGTCGTACCTCGCTCTTACTCGCGCGCTGGATGGCCTTCCCGGTGAGCGAATATTCACGGTCCTCCGTGGGGTAGCCGTGGCGCGCGGTTGCGTCGACCAGATCGAGCAGGAGTGCGTGCGGCTTGCTAGGATGCGGACGTAGCACGCGCCCGACCATCTGCAGGAATGTGCTCGCGTGGTCGGGGCATCGGGCGAGGAGACACGTCGCGGCGGCGGGGATGTCCACGCCCTCGGTCATGGTCGCGACGTTGCAGAGTACGCGGACGAGTCCGGCGGCGAAGTCCTCGAGATAGCGGTCCCGGTCCTTGTCCTTGGTCTTGCCGTCGATGGTACGCGCGTTCACCCCGGCGAGACAGAAAGCGCGCTCCCATTCGGTGCTACGAGCGACGCGATCGAAGAACGCGAAGGCCATCGTGCCGGGGGCGAACTGCTGGTACGCCTGCACCGGATCGCACGCCCAGCCCGAGGACGCCTTGTCGCGAGGCGGGGCGTAGACGACGCATGGCGCCAAGTGACCGGCCGCGAGCAGCTCGGAGTACGACGCGGCAACGACCATCTCGGAGCAGACGTCACCCATCGGCGAGCCGTCGCGACGCTCAGGGGTAGCGGTTAGAAACACCTGTTTCGCATGCTGGTAGGCGCCGGCGAACGTGTGCCAGTACTCGGACGCGGGGACGTGATGGTGCCCTTCGTCGAACACCATGAGATCCGCGTCTGGCCGGAGTCCACGCGCGAGGAAGGACTGAATCGTACCCACTTGGACGGGCGCTGCGGCGTCGTCGCGCATCCCGGGGCAGACGGCCCCAACGCGGTGCCCCGCGAGCTCCAGGCGCTCCACGGCTTGCGCGATGAGCTCCTTGCGGTGCGCTACCCAGACGGAGCGGCGGAAGCCCCCGACGAACTCGGTGCCGCATGTGGTCTTGCCGCTACCGGTGGGCGACACGAAGCACACGGAGCGATGGCCCGTGTCCCAGTGCTCGCGCGTCTGGCGGCAGCCACGGGCCTGGTAGTCGCGGAGGGTCTGGCTCATTGGTACGTCACGATCCGCCGCCATCGCGGCGCGGTGCCGGTCTCACCGGTCCAGAGTCGCACGGGGCGTCGGGGGGGGGCGTTCCGTGGCGGGAGGAGCAACCAGACCCAGCGCGGCCTCACCGTAGCGCCCGCATGCCGGTAGCGACGCCTCCGGCTGCGAGCTTGCCGATCCAGCGGCAATCGAGGAGCGCGGCGTGAGCATCGTCCGGGCACAGCGACCCAGCCGCAAGCGCCTCGCGGATCGCGTCGATGCGGCGGAGATAGGCCATCGTGAGCGGCGGAAGAGGAAGCGTGTCCCACTCCAGCACCAGGCGCAGGCCAGGACGGTCGACGATGGAGGCGCGAACGGTGAGCATTTATTCCTCGGTAACGCACTCCTGACGGAGCGCCTTTCGTGTCGCGTCGTTCTTGAGATTCATCAGGCCGCAGCGCGCGCAGTAGCGCCAGTTCAGGCACTTTTGCGTCATCTGATGGGGACCACGAACGATCTTGCCATGCGCCGGCCCGCGCCACTCGGTCCACTCGATGGCCTGCTTTTTCACTCGGACGCCGCAGCTCTCGCCCGCTCCAGCGCCTCGCGCGCCTCTTCCGGGGTCCGCACGATGGCAGCGAATCCACCCATGCTTCGCACCATCGCGGCCCAGCGCTGTTGCTCCTCGGTGGTGCGGCCCGTGTCGCTTTTCACCTCGAGACAGAACCAGCGCCCGCGGGGACCAAGGATGCCCACGAGGTCAGATGAGCCGTTCATGAGACCGTATTTCACCATCGCTCCATGATGATCCGCTACGCCGACGTTGTTGCGGAAGATACGCAAGTCTGGCTCGCACCCGATCTCTTTCATGATGCCCGCGAGCCGCTCGGCCTCGATGCGCCTCGGGCTTGCCTTCATCGGGCCCTTCAATTGCGATTCCATTCGGCTTGCTGCGCCGCGCGCTTCCGCGCCATGCACGCTTCGCAGCGCGGATCGTTGCACGGAGGAGCGCTCACCGACGGAGTCCGCACGCCCTCGAAGAATCGCACAACGGCCGCTTCTACCATCCGTTTCGTGCGGCGCTCACGGACGTATTGTCTCCCCCAGAGAGCCGCGAGCAACGACGCGCTGCCGGCCACGTACCCGCAAAGGAATAGCATCATGAGCTTTTCTCCTGAAATGAATCCGACGCGGACCATTTCCCCGTGCCGGTGAGTCTCCCGCCATCGTGCTCACCCTTGAACCACACTAGGAAATCTTTCGCCCCGAGCCCCGGGTTGGCCGCGCAGAACGATTCGGCGCAAGCGAGCACGACGGCCGGTGGCTGTTCGAACATCAGCTCGACCTTCCGCAAAATGCCAGTGACGGTCAGCGACTCCACCGTAGCCGGCACGACGGGCGGCGGCGCAGGCTGCTCGGTCGCTTCGGCTCGCACCACGGCCGCGAACGTTTGGAGCGCCGCCTGCGCCTGTTGCTGGGGAGGGAGCGCTACCGGCACGGGCGCCGCGACCATCACCGGCCGCGGCCCCGCCGGCACGCTCTCCAGCGCCACCGGGACCGGTAGCCCAAGCTGCAGTAGCGCCCGCACTACGGCAAGCTGAGACTGCAGCCGGGAAGGCCCCCCGCTGAGTACGTTTCGCACGGCACCCTCGGACAGGAGCGTTACGCCCATCACCTGGCGCACCGTTGACACATCGGGAACGATATGCGGGACGGGCTCCGGTTTTAGCGGGGGACGCTTAGCGCGCGCTTGGGCCTTTGCTACCATGGTCCTACGGATATCCTATCTATCGCCCTCGCGCCAGAGCGTTCCGTTGCGACGCCGCGGCGCGATGGCGCTCTGTTTCTGTCGCGCCGCACATTGGTCACAGCTCGCCCGCATCGGCCGGGGGGGGGCGCTTCCCGCATCCGCCGCAGAGCCCCGCGGCGCGCCGCCGGTGGTACCGGGAGCGCTCGGTCGCGCCATGGTTCGGGTTGCTGCTGCTCATCGGAGGGAGAGCTGCTCCGGCTCGTGTGACGCCATGCATGGCTTGTCGGTCCACCAGTCATGCCGGGCGCAGTAGAGCGGCAGCCGCGGGTGCGGACGGTTCGAGAGCTGCACCAGGGACTCACCGGACCCGGAGGCCCAGAAGTAGACACCCGTCTCCTGGTTGGATTCCATGGGCGGCTCACCCCCGCGGTTGCGTGCGGCCATATATGCGGGCCCTTCCATGTTCGAGCACCGCCGCGTCCTCCTCGGCACTGAACAGAGTGTCCGGCGTCGCATAGACCCAACCTACGGGGTCGTTGCACGCGACGCATCGAGCGCCAGCGCGCGGCACCCCGTCCGGGTCCGCCTCGAGATGATGGCACCGAATCTCGAACGGCTCTGCCTTGCACCCCGGGCACGCTCCGTCCGCGATAGCGGTTTTCCCGTGCCCGACGACCGGGCGCACGTCGAGCCCGGACAGTCTCTCAATTTCTAGACGGACGGTCATTTGCACCACTCCAGTTGAGCTGCCTCATGGCGCGTTTTTCGCCCCCCCCCGTTCACTCGGCGCTCCAGCTTTTTCAGCTCACCATGCGCGTTTTCCGCTTCCGCCTTGAGCGCCTTCGTTCGCGCGGCGTCCGCAGTCGGATATTCCGCGAGCAAGCGCGCGTCCAGCCGTGCGACCTTGGCGCGCATCGCCCCGAAGTCGCGAACTAGAATCGCGCGCCGTTCCTCGCGCGTCACGTTTCGATCCCATACGAGAGCGTCGGGTTCTTGTCGCAGTCGCTCGGCGTCGCGCCGCGGACCGCCTGCCACTTCCGCGCTCCCGCCGCGGTTTTCAGCTCTTCGTGAACGGGCTCCACATATTCGGGTTGCGCGCCATTCTGCAGTGCCGGGCTCTGCTTCTTGAGCCACTTCCCCGGGTCGGACCCCATGAGCTCGTACCGAAGCCCCGTAGCGTCGTCGGTCCAAGCGTCGAGCGGCTTCGCGCCGAGAATATCCGCAACCTTCCCCCAGCCGAGTTTTTCACCGAGCGCGCGACGGATCTCCGTATTCGTCTCGCTCTTGATCTCGTCCGCCGTGTAGCTCTCCGGGTTGAACACCAGCCGATCCGGCACCGCGGTGCCGTGCCAGTAGCAGAGCCCGGTCCCGTCGTGCCACTCGACGGCGAACCCGGTCGAATGATGAAGCTGCCCGTCATCGTCGCGCGCCATCACTCGAGGCAGCGCAATCACGAGCGCGCACTCGTCCAGGAGCACCGAGTCAAACGCCTGTTTGAGGTAGTCGCGGAGCAATAGCACCTCCGCAGCCTCCTCGTTCGTGAGCACCCCGGCGCGATGCCAAAAATCGTAGAACGCTACCCAGCCCGCATCCGACAGCCCGAGCCAATCGAGCAATCGGTCAGTGGAGCCGGTGAGCTGCTCTTCCAGCGCGAACGCGGTAGCCGGCGAAGCGCAGATTTCGATCCGCTCCGGGCAGGGCTTGTCGTACATCTTGTAGACCGCTTCCAGCCACGGGCGCACGCCTTCGCGCGTACACGTGCCGGGGTTGTCCAGAATCGCGAGATATTCCTCCGCCACGACGTCCTGGAGAGCTTCTTGTTCCGCGGTCAACGCTTCGAGCATGTGCTTTTTCTCCTCGGGCTGATGCGCCCGGCTGCGACCGCCTCGGTAGGCGAGCGCAACCCGGAGCGTCAGTCCTCGACGGCTCGGTCTTCAACGCCTCCGCGCTCGCGAAGCGGGTACACCTCGTAACTGCCGGGCTCCAACGTGATGGCCTTGTGGCGCCCCGCGTGCGTCACCTCGGTAGGCTCCCCCACCGAGAGGAACAGCGTGCGCCCATCGCGACGGTGCCCAACGAGCCCCACGACGGTGTGCGGGCCGGAGTCGCGACCGGACAGAACCAGGCCCGTGACGGGCTTGAGCTCACCCGGGACTGGACCCGAAAGCTTGTTGAAAACGAGATCGCCCTGACGTGCGTAGAGTTGCATTGTGGTCCTTTCAGAAACGGAGAGAGAGAACAGCGGAGGCCTCATCATCGAAGCCTCCGGAGCGTAGCGCGTCCGCGGTGTCGCGGATTGACTGGTCGATATTCGCCCGGCGAAGCGTACGCGCCTTCGCGCGAGCGAGCAACGCCGCGTCGTTGTGGCGATTCACTAGCCGCCGCACTTCGGAGTCCGCAGCGGCGTGCAGGATCGGGCAATCATCGCTGATAATGGCCTCGCGACGGAGGCGATTCGCGGTGTCCAGGGCGCGGAGGTTCACGCTGCCACCCGCGTCGGTCGCCGCCACATCATCTCATAATGCCGCTGTCGCGCGTTCGACACGTCGATACGGCGACATGCGCGATCATTGTAGTTGTCTTCCAGCGCGCGGGCCAAGGAGAGTGCCTGGAGCACACTGGTGAACTGGGCCAGGAGAACGGTTACCGGGTCGGTCACGCTGCGCCACCAAATTGGTTGGCGGCGTTGCTGAGCGGGAAAACCGCGATTGAGACGTCAAGATCGGAGCGGCCCGTCTGGATCGTCGACAACCACCGGAGACCGTTCGCAAAACGGTCCAGGCTGGCCCAAATCTCGAACTTGGCGCGTTGCTTCATCCCCAGACGATAGCGGCCATCGCGTAGCCAGTCAAGAATCTTTCCAAAGAATCTTGCAAAACCGTTTCGGTGCCGCTATCGTCTGGGGATGGCAAAGGGAGCCGCGCTCAGGGAATGGCGAGTCCGACACGGTCTCAAGCCGGAGCAGGTGGCCGTGGCCGCCAAGGTAAGCCGGCAGACAGTGGAGAACTGGGAGAACGGCAAGGGCGAGCCCGGCGCGTCGCAGGTCGTGGCCATGGCGGCGCTCGCCCCCGGGTTGCCGACTGCGCTCGGACTGATCGGCGGCGCGGCGTGAAACGACTGCGGGACCCCGTCAGATACCAGGCGTCGACCTTGTACGTCGCCAATGTGGTCGGTTTTTGGGTCGGTCAGCGCGTGACGTCTGAATTGACCTCGCGTGTCTGGATTTCGCTCGGTTCTCCGATTGCGGATCGGGCTCGTTTCGCTGGCAACCACTCCTGAGGAACCATGTCAAAATCATTGCTATTAATCGACATTTCCGGCATTTTCTGGGCCGCATGGCACGCCACCGTAGCGCTCCCGACCGGAGGCGAGGCATATGCGATTGCCGTCGCTTCCCCCGGAGCCCTCCGGTGCGACGAGTACGACCACGTTGCGATCTGCTGCGACGCCTCGCCCTACACCCGCCGCAAGGCCCTGCTGCCCACGTACAAGGCGCAGCGTGATGCGCCGCCCGCGGCGGCGCTCGACCAGTTCCGCCGCGTCAAGGAGCGTCTGGTCGCAGATGGACACCTCCTCTGGTCCGTGCCGGGTGAGGAGGCCGACGACGTCATCGCGACGGCCGTGGAGTTCGCCAAGCGCGACGGGATGAGCGTTACGATCGCGAGCTCGGACAAGGATTTGCTCCAGCTCGTGGACGATGAGAACGACATTCGCGTTTTCTCGCCGTCGAAACAGAAGACCTTCGATCGTGCGGGCGTTATCGAAACCTGGGGCGTGCCGCCCGAGATGCTACTCGACGCCCTGGCGCTCCAAGGTGATACCTCGGACAACGTTCCGGGCATCCCGGGAGTGGGTAAGAAGAACGCCGCGAAGCTGCTTACCGAGTACGGCGGCACGCTGGACGCAGTGCTCGGCAACTGCGACAAGATTCCGACACCGAAGATGCAAGAGAACGTGTTTCAGGGTGCCGCGGCCGCGCGGCTCGCGAAACAGGTGATCGAGCTTCGGCGCGACTGCCCGATCCGGTGGGAAGAACTGTTCGAAAAGAGAGAGGTAAAGCCAGTGAGCGAAGCAACACCAGCGATTCAAGACGGCGAATTCGATCCGATTTCTCTGCCGCCCCCGAAGAGCGAGCCGAGCGCGGAGGCGCCCGTCGCGACTCCCGTCATGCAGGCGCCGAAGTCCACGGCGCTCGCGCTTGCGCCGGTCGAATGGGCGCAGGCCCTGGAGCCGCGCACGCTCGCATCGGCGCAGACGTTCGCGATTGCCGTGGCGAATTCGCGGCTATACCCGCGCATCTCGAACCCGGACGCCGCGCTCGTGGTCATCGTGCGGGGTCGCTCGATCGGGCTTGGCGCGATTCAGGCGCTCGACGTGATCCACTATTTCGACGGCAAGACTGCGCTCCATGCGCATCTCATCACGGAGATGGTGACGCGGCACCCGGACTGCGAGTGGTTCCGCTACATCGCGGGGGATAACACCTTTGCCGAGTACCACACGAAGCAGCGCGGGAACGAGACTCCGGTCAAGTTGCGCTACACCATCGAGCAGGCGGAGCGCGCCGGGCTGCTGGCGACGAAGCCGGGGAAGGAGCCCGGAAACTGGCACAAACGACCGGACGAAATGCTGCGGAAGACCTGCGCGGTGCAGCTCGGCCGCATCGTGTATCCGGGTGCCGCGCTCGGGTTGTACGCGCTCGAAGAGCTCGGGGCGGAGGCGGGAGAATGAGCCGCGTTCTGACCGTAGGACAGGCGCTCGACAAGGTACGGGCGATCCTCGGGACTCAGGCCGCGAGGGAAAAGCAAGCGCTGGCGGAGCTGCGCGCCAGCGACCGGGGCCGCATCGTGCAATGCGTGGCGAAGCTCGGCCCGAAGGACCGGGAATCGCTCATCGAGTTGCTGAAGCACACGGACGAAGCGAAGAATCAGACCGAACTTTTCGAGGAGCTCAAATGAACCTAAACCAGATGGCTGCGGACATTCACGAAAACGCGAAGAGCAAGGGATTTTACGATGAGCCACCGAGTTTCATGGACAGGATCGCGCTAATGCATTCGGAGCTATCAGAGGCCGTGGAAGAGTTCCGAGATGGCCATGCCCCGAGCGACGAACGGTATAGCGCGCCACGTGACAGCGGAGGCGTCGGGGCGGGCAAGCCAGAGGGCATCCCGAGCGAGTTTGCGGACGTTATCATCCGCGTGCTCGACGCCTGCGCGTACTACGGGATCGATATCGAACGCGCGGTCACCGAAAAGCACGAATACAACAAGACGCGACCGGTGAAGCACGGGAGAGCCCGGCTATGACGCGCGACGAATTCATCCGTCTTTCGACAACTGAGCAGCTCACCGCAATTTGGGGACTGCTCCAGGAGCGTGGCAGCATTCCGATCAGCGGTCCGCCCGCGCCAGTCGCGACGGGCGCCGGTGACGGCCGGGCGCCGCGTTTCGACACGATGATTTTCCGCACCGGCGGGATGGTGCAATACGCCTCGGAGACGGACCTGAGCGGCCTGATTTTCTGGCGCGACCGCAGCGCGCAGCCGCCAAGCGATCCGAAGTATGCCGAGAGCAACGCCAAGATGGTAAAGGCGCTGGACTACTGGATCGCGTACCGCCAGGCGTGCCCCACGGCGCAGTGGGTGGGTCAACGGAATCACGAGGCGGTCACCGCTAAGCCGCCGAGCGACAAGCCAGAGACCTACCTGCGCGGAGCGCCCACTGCGGCGCCGAGCGCGCCGACCCCACCGCTGGAAGACGACGATATCCCATTTGCCTGGAACGTGACGAGCGAAGTGGATGAGCGATGGATAATCGCGCGCAGGGAACGTGACGCGACTCGGTAGCGTGTACGGCCGCGTGTACGGCCGCGTGTACGGCCGCGTGGACGGCCGCGTGTACGTCCGCGTGGGCGACCGCGTGTACGGCCGCGTGGGCGTCCGCGTGGGCGTCCGCGTGGACGGCCGCGTGTACGGCCGCGTGCACGACCGCATGCACGTCCGCGTGAGCGTCCGCGTGCACGGCCGCGTGCAGGGAGGTGCAACGTGATGCGGCTCGGGTACCACCTAGCGCCTCGCTGTCAGAGATGCGTCGCCACGTAGGCCGCGCCCGCCACCACGATCGCCACGATGCCGAGCGCGAGCAGTAGCCACGCCGGTGCGCGCCGCAGCCTGAACCCGCCGGGACCCGCCAGGCTCATCGCTGAGTCCGGTGGGTCGCTGTCGGGAATCGTCGGCTGCCGATCGTGCGTGTAGACGTTCACCACTGGCGTTAGCTCCTCCGGGCCTTCACGGAAGCGCCGTATCGCCGCCCTGAGCTCGTCAGGCCGCGTGGCCATTGGGCGGGCCCTCCAGGAGCCGAAGCCGCCTCTCAACGCGGGCTAGCGCCTCGTCATGGTCGTCCGTGACCATGTCGACCTTGGTACGGATGGCCGCGAGACCGTTCCGGGGGTCCTCGATGGCGGCGCGGATGGTCCCGAGCTCGTCCGCGATGAGCTCCAGGACGTCCGCGAGGCGATCTCTCTGGCTCATGTGGTCTCCGGTGGGGGCGCGGGCGTGGTGTCGCGCTCGGGGAGCGTTTTCCCTGCGCGGGCGTCGGCCAGGGTGAGGCCGGGGTGGTATTCGAAGTGCGGGAGGTCCGTGATCGTCTTGAAGTCGCCGCCCCAGTCGAGCCCGGTGGCCTTGCCTAGCTCACCGATGCGGCGCCACAGGCGGATATCGTTCGGCCACGTCGCATGGCCCTCGTGGAGCACCGCGACGTCAAACGCCAGATGGTACTCGTGCCACGAGTAGCCCGGAGGAGCGCGCGTCACGATGGGCCCCGGAGCGGTACGGCCCTGCGCGTAGAGCTTCGCCTGCTGCTGCGGCGAGCGGTATCCCTGGGTCACGCAAAGATCGATTCCTGCGGCCTTGGCGGTCTCCAATAGAACGCGGCACTTGCCCTGCACCTCGGGGTGTAGCTGCGCGATGAGGGTCTCGGTAACGGTCACGGCTTGGGTTCCAGTGCCGCCGCGGCAGCGCGAAACGACTGGCTTGCGCTGGTCGACATGACCGGCGTGAGTTCATCAAGGCACTCGTTCAGCTCGCGCTTGCGTCGTGCACACTCTATGAGCGCTTCGCGGTGAGACTTCTCCTCGTCGAGGATGGTCTTCACCGCTTTGCGGATGACGGCGCGAGCGTCGGGCATCTACCGGCACGCCTCCCGTTCCGCAAGCCAGCGTTCGGTAGCCGCGTCCGCGATGGGGCAGTCTTCCGCGTTGCCAGCCTGGACGCACGCGAGCACGGCCGGCACCACTTGAGCGGTCATCTCGGCGCGCTGGATCTCGACCTGCGCCGGAGTGCAGTGACCGATACCGAAGCGCGGCGGAGGCGTACCGCAGCCGACGACGAGCAGCGCCAGGAGGAGCGCCCTCATGGCTTGCTCCGCGGCCCGATGCCGAGCGCGCCGCCGACCTCGGCCAGGAGCGCGGCATAGTCGACCGCCACGGTATTGACGATATTCTTCAGGCGCGACCAGCGCGGCCCGTCCGGAAGCCGCTTGGCGGCCTGGTTGACGGCAGTGGTGACGGCCCCGAGCGCTAGGAGCGTGGGCCAGTATTGCGTGACGACGGTGACAATTTGCATGGTGTTTTCCTAAATCACGAGAGCGGCGCCGACGAACGCGATGGCGCCAAAGAACATGAGGAGCCAGGCGATGGCGTCGCGGATCATGGCTTGATCTCCGCTTGCGCGTCGACCTGCGCATTGAGCACGGGATCCGGAATCGGCACCGCAACTGCAATCACCGCGAGCACTTGAGCTGCGCGCGGGTCCGGCGAGGCCTGGAGCTTTGCCGTTAGCTCGGGCGCGATCGTCACGGCGCCGTCCGCGTCCGGCAGAACGTACGTGCAGCCGGGCACCGGGATGCCTGCGGCGATGCGCGCCTGCCAGTCGGCTGGAATGTCGATGTGGATTCCGCCTCCGACTGGGACACCAGCGGTCGGAGGGACGCAAGCGTTGACCTTGTCGCAGTCTGCGCGCGAGAGAAGAATCTTGGTCATATCTGCACCCCAGCACCGCCATAGAGCTGCGCCCATGCCGCCAAAGCCGTGAGTTCCGTCCCATTCGGCTTGCCACCGAATGCCCCGTAGGCCCCGATCGTACATCTGCAAAACTGCGCGCCTGAGTTGCCTCCGAGCCAGAATGCGGCTCCCTCCGCGGTGTTGCCCGCAATGGCCGGCCCCGTACCGACGAGCGCTCCGATCTTCAGGTAGTCGGCCGCGGTGTTTCCATAGAGGTTTTCCCACCGATACCATGTGTTGTAACTGCCTGTGATCGCCGGAGCGGCGATCGTACCCGCGAAGTAGCTCGGCGTGTACGTCACGCTGGACGGGAGGAAGACGACCATGCTCGCCGTGCCTCCGTACGGCTTCCCATTCGCCACTCCCGTGGCGGCAACGACATTGATTAGAGCCCAAATGAACGTGTTCGACGTGCCCGGAGCCGGTCGAGTGAGTAGCGATTTGAGCTGCTGACTGGTGCCGTTGAAGTCAACGACGGGCCGCCCATTGAGTCCCATCGCGAGGTACGCGGGCGGGTTCACTCCCTCGGCGAAATGCCACCCGTTGCCCGTCTGGTCCGCCCATGCCGTCGCGAATCCACCAGCAACCGTTACACCGCGATCTGCCTGCACCCATTGCAGGCACGGCACGGAGGTGACGAGCCGAAACCCGACCGGTAGGCCTCCGTTGCGAGCAGCAACGCGCCCCCGGTTGAAGCGAATATTCGGCCGTCGAGAAAACATCAGTCCACCTTGTCCACGATCGAAATCCTGAGCACAGCCGTTGCGACCGTCGACTTGACGTAGAGATAGAGACCCGACGCGCATTCCTCGCGCGTCTCGTCCGCTGGGCACCGGTCCGCCTGGCGCGCCTGGTTCGTCGCACCCGTCGCGGTCTCGTCTACGGTGTCAGTGTTCGGCGCGGTATCGCTCCAGAAGTAATAGAACGCGCTATCGCAAATGATGCGCAGAAACCGCGACTGCCACTGAGTGCCACCGAAATAGGTCACGCTCGAAAGGTCGAATCCGGTGCTAACGTTCGTGATCGGCACACACGTGATCTGCCGTCCCGCGACGCCGCGAGTCGTGCCGAGTACCGGCGTCCCGCCGTGAGGTCCGAACCGTTCCGCCGCCTGAGTTTCCTTCGCCATCGTCAATTCCCTTTCATGAGCTGCTGTGACCTGGTTGCGAGCATCGATGCCGCTTGCGGAGCGCGTCCGTTCTGCGGCTTCTGGGCCACCTGAACCGATTTGAGCGCCTGCCGCATGACGTCGATGTTCTCGGGCCGCATCGACGGCTCAATCGTGCCGTGCGCATCGAGCGCGATATCGAGCAGCTTTCGCTTTTCGTAAGGCACCGGCTCCGTGGCTTGCGAGAGCGCGAGCATCGTCGATTGCTGAATCCGCGCGAAAATCTGCGGCCAAACGTGCTTCACCGCATCGACCTTCTCGGGCGAGACGATTCCCGTGTGGAGGTCGTCTACGAGGGAGAGCGGATCCTCCACGCCCTCCACGCGGTCCGCGTAGGTCGCAAGGTCCGACATGCTGGCCGGCGGCGGCGAGTCGAGCTGCGGCGTGATACTGTTCGGGTCAGACGGCGGACACGGCAGATTCGCCGCGAGGTATTGCGACGCGCGGCCCGCGACTCTCGCCATGGCCGTCTGGAGTCCCGGAGCGACCGCGATGAGCCCATCGCCCGTGATGCCGTTCAACCGCTGCGACGCGAGCATCGGGTTCCCCGCGAGCGATTGTACCTCGGTCGCCTGCTCCTTGTAGGCCGAGCGCGCCGAGTCCGCATCGTCGGAGCGGAGCCGCGCAGCCCACGAGACCGCGCCGCGCCGCGCGAGGCCGCCGCCGTCGTCCCCGACGCCCAGGAAGCGCCCAAGCGAGGACTGGAGTCGGGACTCGGAGTGAGCCACCATCGTCTGGACGTTCCGCGCCGTGCCGAGCGCCGCGGCGGGCGCGGCGGATAGGTCCACCGCATCGCCTGCGGCCTTGCGAGCGATCGACGCAAGCGCACCCCAGCCGCGTTCGCGGACGAACTTCGCTCCGCCCGCGGCGGCGAGTGCCGGGAACGCATGGCCACCGGTGCCGAGGAGCGTCGCGAGGCCTACGGCGGAATCCTTCAGGCCGAAGAGGTTGTTGGAAATGTCGCGGACGCCCACGCGTTCCTCGAGCGCCTCTTTCGCCGCCGTCCCGAAGCGGTAGGCGCGCTTGGCCTGCAGGTACTCGGTGCCGAGGTCGGCTCCTCCTCCCTGCGCCACGGATTGCTCGAGTTGCGTCTCGACCATGCCGCGGAGCTCGCGCATCGCTTCTTTGGTGGCATTCGGTGCGGTCTTGCCCCAGCCGGACAGCGTATCGAGCCCGCGGCGGTAGTTCCACAGGTCGGAATGCGTAACGATTCCGGCGTCCGCAAGCTCCTGAATCTTCACGGTCCGCTCCGCGATCTTCTTCGCAATCGCATCTTGCTCCGGCGTCCAGGATTCGCGCCGGAGGTTGCCCGCGAAGTCCTGCAGCTTGGCCACGAGGGGGCGCGCCTCGACGTAGGGCGCCGTGGCGTCGAGCTTCTCCATGATGGCGCCGATCCGCTGGCCGGCGCCCTCCGATACCTCGGTAGCGCGCCCCAGGGCCGCAGAATCCGACTTGAATCCGGCAATACCTGACTCGTTGGCGAATTTCCCGAAATCCGAGAGAAGCTCCGGCGACGGCGCCTTCCCTCCGCCGAGCGATCGTAACGCGGGTTTTTGATCGTGAAATATCTGCTTCACGGCCGCTTCGTCCGAAACGCCCGAGAACCACTGCCGCGCTCGGGACTGCTGTCCCCCGGAGACGGCATCGAGGGGCGCCGTCCGCGCCGGCTCCGCATCGCTCAGCACCGAGCCCTCGGACGCTGCCGCCGCATCGCCCGCCTCGGCCCGCGCCGCCGCGCTCTCCAGGCTGGCAGCGCCCTCCGTGGCCGCCCGTCGCCCGAGGAGCTTGGACAGCCCCGCCGCGCCGCCGGCTACCACGGTCCCCGCGCCGAGCCCGAACAGCCCGCCGAGCCCGATACCGGCAAGCGTCTGCTCGGCCGTCACGTCATGGTCCCCCTTGAGCCAGGCGGCCTCTGCGGCCTGCGTGGACCCCAGGGAGGCGCCTTCGAGCACCGAGGCGCCCAGGCCCGCGCCCACGGTTGCGGCGCGCCCAGCGAGCCCGAGGGCGGCAGCGCCGGCCCGTCCCGCGCCGGCCGCGACGCCACCGAGCGGGAGCGCTCCGGCCACGGTCCCGGCGAGCTCCCCGGCGCCGCGCGCGTAGGGGTGTAGCTCGCGGTCCGCGAGCATCTGTTCGTGGGACGCGTCCTCGGCCGCGCCGATTCCTTCGCCCGCGACGTGCCGCGCCGCCGTGCCGACGTCCTGGACGAAGCCGGAGCCGGAATAGTCGGCCAGGGGGTCCTTGACGCCGAGCGCCGCGGCACCCAGGCCGGTGACGAGCTTCGGCGCAGCAAGCGCGGCGTTGACGGCGCCCGTGGCGAATCCGCGAGCGCCAGCGCCGAGCACGGAGGTTTTCTCTGCGTCCGCGGCGGCCTTCGCTTCGGCCGCGGCGTTGGAGATGTCCACCGCAGAGGCGGGGGAGTAGCCGGAGAGCGGGTCACCGAGCAGATGCGCGACGTCCGCGGGCTTGACCGGCTGGATTTCCCCGCTGGCGTTCTTGAGGTGCACCTGGCCCGCGTCGTCCTGGAAGACGACGGCGCCATTCGGGGCCTTGACCATGCCGGCCATTAGTAGGCCCCCGAGGAGTCAACGGGGCCTTCGCTGCCGCCGATTGCGCCGACCTTCGCGGTCCGTTTCGATACGTCCACGTTCGAGTTGTGGAGCGCGGCCTTGGCCGCATAGAGTTCCTCGATCTGAGCGTCGCGCGTGGCCTTGACCGGGGAAGAAAGGTTCTTCCGGATCTGCTCGACTCGATGCTCCGGCGGAACGTTCCCGCCCGTCTCGGCGCGAGCGTCAAGATAGGCCTGATTCTCCGCGGCGGACGTGAGCGCGGATTTGCCACCGATGCCGAAATAGTCGAGCACCTGACCGATGCTACTGGCGTTGTCCGAGAGGCGCTTGAGATGCGCGAGCCCGGGGCCCGCTGCTGTCGTTGCGGCCTCGCTCGTCGCCAGTCGCGGTGTGACTTCGCCTTCCGGGCTGCTCTTCTTCGAGCCCGACGTCTTGGTCTCGAGCGCGTCAACCTCCGCCGCGAGCTTCAGGTTTTCGAGCTGCTGCTTCGCTGCCGCCGGGCCGCCCCCGCCGCCCTGTAGCTTGTATTTCTCGGTCGCCTTCGCCATCACCTTGGACTGCAGATCCGCGAGATTCGCCGCGGCCTTGGCGCGCATCTCCGCGGCGAACTGCTCCGCCGCTTGCTGAGATTCCAGGCTCTTGATCTGTGTCGCTTGCGTCTCCGCGAGCTTCGCCGCGTACTGCTGCCCGTAGGCGGTTACCGCAAGCTTCGCCTCTTGCGGCTCGAGTCCGTGCGCGCGCATGAAGTTGGACATGGCGTTGTCCGCGTTCGCCCCGCGGCGCTGCAGCGAATCCATTTGCGCGTCCACGTCGCGCTGAATCGCTGAGTTCACGATCTGCAATGCATAATTCGGGCCTCCGGTCAGTGACGCCCCGAACGCCCCGAGCGCTACACTGATGGTCGAGGCGATTGCCGCCCCGGTGCCGGCCCTTCCGCTGAAAAGCCGATTCGGGTCCACCTTTTGATTCGCCACCGCGTCCTGTTCGCGCTGTAGCGATGCGTGCGTCTTGTCCCATGCCGCCTGGACCGTGGCCGCCTGGTCTTGCGCGCGGAGCTGGCGCGCGTGCGCCTCGAGCGCCGCGTCGGCCGCATTCGCCTGCGCGTCCTCGTAGTACGCCTTTTTCTGCTCCTCGATCGACGCGAGCCGCGTGAGCGTCGCTTCCCCCGCCGCGCGCGTCTCCTGCACCAGCTCGCGATTCGCCGCCTGGTCCTCCGGGCTCGCTGCGCCCTCCACGGTGCGCTCAGACAGGCCCATCTTCGCCGCCTTGCCACCGCCGCCGCGCGGAGCCTGCGAAGCAAGCGCATAGGCCAGCTCAGCCGCGGCGCCGCGGGTCTCTTCTTTGCCCCCCGGCTCGGTGCCGGGTTCGGCCGGGCCCATCTTCATGGGGGGCGGCTCAGTCGGCTTGGGAGGGGAGCGAGGCGCTTGCGGCGGCAGGGACTGACTGAGAGCCTGCGGCCTCGGTTCGGCAGGGGGCGCCGCGCTCATCGCCCCGCCCGATGGGAGGCTCATGCCTCCGGACGCATCCGGCACGCTAACCGGGGGAGCCAGCGGGCCCATTGGCGATAGACCGGGGTCGCCGCTGCCCGCCATGATGCTGGACGGGTCGACGCTCGCCGTCCGCGCGTCCGGCGGCCGAGTGAGGTCGATATGCTGCCGCATCGCCTCCGCCTCGGGTCCGGCGAACATCATCGACGGCCCGTTGTCACGGTGGAAAAGGTACCCACCGTTCGGCGCCGGCTCGTAGCCGACTAGCGCCATCAGGGACCCCTCGATGCATAGGCGTAGTCCCGGACCATGTCGGGGCCCGCGGGCGAGCCATAGCCGCCCGGGTGCCGCGCCATCGCGGAGAAACGCGCCTGTTCTAGCGGGCTCCGGAACGTGCCGCCTCCCGCGGGATCGAACTCGAGCGGCGTCTCGATGCGCGCGCGCCGCTTGAGCTCCGCCTGGCGGTCGATGGCAGCGAACCGCGGATCCTTGTACCCCGTATCCGGATAGACGGTCTGCGTGTCCTTGATGTCATAGGCGTCCTTGTTCGCCTGCTCGATGCCGCTCTCCGGATCGTACATCGCGGGAGCCACGCCATAGCTCACCTTGAGCGCGTCGAGCTCCTTGCGCAGCCGCGCCGTTTCGGAGGCGTTCACCAGCGCAAGGCGCCCCGTATCGATCCCCTTCATGCCGCCCGGCGTGCGCGTTACTGTGCTCGCGCCTGCCGGCGTCTGCTCCAGCTCTTGCGCCATCGGGCCGAAATGCTGGCCAGGCGCCGCGCCAGCTGCACGCGGGTCCTTGTATTCATACCCATAATCTCCGAGGCCACGGAACGTCTGGTCGATGGCGTGGCCGGCGGGAGCGATGTCTGTCTTGGCGCGAATATCGGACTGCGCAATGCCGGCGCCGGCGGGAACGGCGGCCAAGGATGCGCCCCCTGTAAACGGTGCAGCGATGGCCCCAGCCGCGGCGATGCCTGCCCCCAAAACCTTGTCACCGCCCGCGCTGCCCGTGATGGTGCCGCGTCCGGTGTTGTCTGGATTGCTATATCCGTTGCGGGCAGCGATGTAATCCGCCGTGCGCTGTTTGTCGTATGCTGTATTCAGATTCGACTGATCCGCGGTGACCTGACGCTGAGCGCTTTCATAGAACTGTCCCGCCTGATCGTTGCGTCCGCGCTGCTGCCCCTCGAGCGCCGCGTTGTTCGTAGCGACACCGGCATTGAGACTCGCTCCCTGCCCGAACGTCTGCCCGGCCCCGCCGTATGCCCCTCCGGCCGCCTCTGCCGCCGCAAGTCGTTGCTGCTCCTGCGATCCGTAGATGCTGCCCGCGGCCTGGAATGCATTCGCCTGAAGAGTTCGGTTCGTAACGTCCTCGGCCGCGCGCTGCACGCCGATTTGCTGACTGAGCGTGCCGCCCATCTGCGCGGAATTGGCCGCCGCGTTCTGCAGCGCCAGCGCCGAGTTCCCGCCACGCACGCCCGCGGCCATCGACGCCTGATTGCGCTGGCCCTGCTCGGCCGTCGCTTTCATCGCGAGTTCGGCCGCGCTCGGACCCGCCGGAGCGCGAGCGAGCCCCATGAGCCCCGCACCAGCCTGTCCCGTGAGCCCGGTTCCGGCGCCGCCGTTCTGCGCTAGCCCGGCGAGCGCCGCGCCGGCCTGCATCTGCCCATTGCCTGCACTGGTTTGCGCTCCCTGCCACGGCGACACGCTGGCCGTATCGATGGTCGGACCAGTACGACCCGCCATCGCAGCGCCGGTGCCGCGCAGCCGCGCCGCTTCGTTCGCGGCGTAGGCCGGGTCGCCACCGAGCTGGTAGGCGTTGATGTCCGCCGCGCCGTTCCAGCCGTTCGTGGCGACCTGCTGCGCGCCTTGAATGCCGCCGGTCACGCGCTGAGTGAAATACGGATCGCCAGCGAACTGCGCCTTTAGGGGCGTCGCGTAGGCGTCATATGCACCACTGCCCGACCACGCCTCGCCGGCGTTCGCTGGGTTCTGCTGTTGTGCCCTGAGGTAGGCATCGCGCTCCTCTGGGTTCATCTGAGCCAGGACGCCGGGACCCTGTCCCGCCAGAGACGTGAGGTCATGCGTCGTAGGAGCGACGCCCGGGTCGAAGACCCCCTGGCCGGGCTCTGGATATGGATTGTAGGCCATCGGGATTCTCTCCTGACTATATCAGACTCCGCTCCAAGCGTAGGTATCGGCGAGCACAAATAGCCCGGCGAACTGAAGGGAGACGCCCGTGGTGCCGATGATGTTGTCTCCTGCCACTCGGACCTGGTTAGTTCCGGTTTGCCCCAGGTACGACCAGGAGAATTTGCCGGTTCCAGGTGGGCCCGCAACGGTCACGGTTGCCGAGCCGGATCCGAACGCCGTTGGCACGCCACTCGCGGTGAACGTCGCTCCTGTTCCCGTATGTGCCCCGGCGACCACTGCAATCGGTACCACGAGCGGCGCTTGGTTTCCCCGTTGCCCGGCGCCAAGTCGCGCCGGTCCTTCGATCGGCATCGTCTCAAGCGAGAATCCGTGCAGGATGGGGCCGTCCGTGTAGATCTGTCCGCCCTCCGTGGTGAGGTTCTCGCGAAAACTATAGGCCACGGAACTGAGCGGCAGCTTCTTCGTGGCCGTCTCCCACTTCCGCATGATGGGGAGCCCGTTCAGCTCCGGCGTATTCGTTCCCATCGACTCGAGGAAACTAATACGCGAATCGTAGGAAGCGGAAATTTCGACGAAGCCAGCGCGCGTGCGGCCCGTGCCCACCAGCGTGAGCGAATGAACATCGCCGTACCCCGCGATTCCAAATGGGCGGATGTCCCCGGTGATCACGTGAAACTGAATCGGGTTCCCGATGTCAGTACCCGGAAGCGAATGCCCGGACACGATCGCGAGACCCGTCTGTCGAACAACCGGAAACTGCGGGACCAGGCTCGACACGCCGAGCACCGTGAGCCCGTCCCAAATACCGAGGCATTCGATCGGCACCGTCCCCGCGCTAAAAATGGCCTTCGTCCATTGCCCGATGTTCTGCTCGTCTACCAGGTCGTAGTGGTAGTAGAGCAGCGCCGACGCGCCGGAGCCGTCGTCCGAGGCTGCAAACAGGAACTCGATGCGCCCTTTGTCGATGCGCTCCGAAACGCCGCGTACCTGCGGCGTCACGCTCAGCTCATCGCGGCAGCGAATACCGATGCTATCCGGGTTGCCATCGCCGCGGCGAAGCAGAAAAATGTCCGTTCCCCATCTGCCAGCTCCGGAGAAGTAAATCCCGTTTGTTGACGTCAGAACGCTGCGCGGATCGTCACACCCTGCGGCCGTCGTGATGAGCACCGGATCGGGAAACGATCCCTGTCCGGTGTTGTCGGGTCCCGGGCCAAAGCTGGCGACGTAGGTGCCGCCGCTGCAGAGCCCATAGAGCTTGTCATCCTGTCCTCCGAGCCCATTCACCTGGCCGCATCCGGAGACGAATACCTCGAGCCCCGGGTTGTAGCTCGCGGCCTCCCCTGGCTCGAAGGTCTTCGTACACCAGATGCGTTCCGGGTCTTCCGAGTCGAGCCCCCAGAGGCGTCCCGCATGAACCGCCATGAATAGACACGGGGGCGGGCAGTTCGCCGACAGCTCGCCGCGACCTCCGCCGGACACGTAGAGCGTTTCATTCACGGCGATTGCCGCGTCTGACTCGATATCCGTCATCGTCACGATCGAGACGTGCGACAGATACGCCGCTGCGGAATCCCCCAGCTGATTCTTCATCTCGAAACTAAGACGGTTGAACGTCGTTCCGTTCGCCGCCGTGCGATAGGCCACGACTCGAATCGGCGCGAAGTCGTCGCGGACGACGCCCAGCGTGTTGTTTGGCTCGACCTGCTTCCGTGTCGCGTGAATCGTGCTTGCCTGCAGAGCGACACTCTGCACACCGGCGTTCACCACGGACACGGCCGGAGATGCCGGGCTCTGATGCCTGTTGCCGGTCGCATCGGTCCACTCATAGACGAACCGATACTGATACGTACCCGCCGACAACGCGCCGACGCCCGCAATCGTCGGAGTGCTTGCCTCGGGGTACGAGTAGAACGACATTTCCGCGAACCGCTGCCCGTCGTACGCGAGCGGCGTGCCGCCTCCGACGAAGAGGTTCCCATGCGCGTTCGTGCTCAGAAACCGCTTCGGGCCGAGCGTCTGCCCGTGCCAGCATCCGATCTGCTGCCCGGTGAGGATCGATGCTCCGAGATTCACCGGGGCCACGAAAAGGAATTCGCCGCCGCCAATGTCAGCGAACCCGAACAGCGGGACTGGCGCGTTCACCGCCACCGCGACGGTCTGGACGAGACCGTTCGCCACATGCATGACCGGTGTAGGCCGACAGAACGCCTGGTCCGCGTTGCCCTCGAAGTCGAGGAGTAGATAGTGGGATTGCGCCTGGTCGTGAACGTTGAAGCGCGCCCATGCGTACATGTTACCACGCGCGTCCGTGTAGAACTTCGAGGCCAGGAAGTAGTTCGCGAACGGGCTCGTGATTTGCGCGAGCGCTCCGCCCACGTTCGGCGTGTCGCTGAGCTTCGAGATGAAGATGGGACCGCGCGGGCCCTCCGGAAGAGCTCCGGCCGGGGGCCATGTTTGGGTAAGATACGTCTGCACCGTGGAAAAGAGAAACGCCGCATGCGTCGCGTCCATACGCCCAAGCACCATCTGCCAAACGTCTCCGGCAGTATAGCCGCTCCACGTGGCGTAGGCTCGGCCGCCCGCAACCTGGTCCGGGGCGCTGAGGTCGAACGCGGTGCACGTCTCCTCGATGGCGCCGTTCGTCGTGTTCGCCGCGAGAATGAAAATCTTCTCTCCGGCATTGCGCGCCCCGAGCACCGCCACCGCCGTGGCAGTGAATGCGGCCCCGAGGTGCTGCATGTCGAACGTAGCCAACGGCGCTCCTCCGTTGAACTGAAACGTCTTGGTCATCACCGTATGGTTGCCAGCGACGAGCTTACGGTAGGTGACAACGAAACCCACCGACGTCACCGCGGCGTCAAAGATAGGTTGAACGTTGTCAGAATCTCCCGCGAGCACGGACGGGGCCGGAATAGTTGAGACCGAAGTGGCGGTAGCCGTGATGAACGTAGCGCTGATATTGACCCCGTTGGCCCAAATGATTGCCGCGGTCACTGCGTCCGTTGCGAGTACCCGGATTCCAGCGAACTTGTTGGGCGCGGAGCCAACGAAAATCCCGCTGATGGTTCCACTGATGGCCTTCGCCTTCGTGTCCTTGTCGATGACGTCTACACGTACCTCGTAGGTGTTCGTGGCGACGAGCTGCACGTAGCCAATCACGAGCCAGTTCCCGAGCGCGCAAGCGTCTGCCGCAACGTACTGCCCGGCCTGGTCCGCTCCGATCGTGAACTTCTCTTCGAGGTTCGCCCGCATCGGCGATTCCACGTGCCATTGCCCTGCCTCGCGCATCTTGTCGGCGCCTGGAAAGTACAGGTGAGCGTTCTCGTCAGTGAAGACGATCTGTTCCCCGTTCGGACCCTCCGCGAAGCGCTTCGCAGGCCCTACGAATGCAGCCGCCGCCGTCGCAAGACTCGTCGTCCCGAGCGCAGCGAAGCAATCGCGCTTCTGCAGACGCCCGAGCTTGTCTAGCTCCACGTCGTCCGCCTTGGACAGAGCCCCAGGCGGCATGAGGTTCTCTTCTAGGTCCTGTCGCAGACCGCGATTGAACTGCACCTCGAGTGTCGATGCGCGTGGCTGGCTCACAGCTTGATCCAGTTCTTCCGCGCGCCATCCGGGTGGAACACCGCGGACACCTTCGAGCCAGACACGGAAAGCGTTGCGCTGCCATCGATGGTGCAATCGGCTCGCAGACAGCGCACCGTCACCGCCGTGGCGCTCGTGGTCTCGTTCTTGAGCGCGATGGCCCCCGAGTCAGGGTCATCCGGGGGCGGCAGGTAGAGCACGATGGCGCCAGGGCTAGGGTCGTACCGCAGGATGCTCCAGTGCTGCGCGGTCGAGCTGACCTTCACGCGCGAATCGGACGGCGTGAGGCGCTGCGCTACGGCCGCGGTGAGCCCGCGCGCAAACGTGCCGACGTTCTGCTCGAACGAGTCGAGCGCACGATCCCCGAAGGTACCGACGCGCCGGAACGCCTGAATCACGGGCCCCGCCAGAACCCGCGCGGGTAGCGCGAAAGCATCCGCCGTCGACCGCGAGTGTCCGAACGGAACTGTGGGCCGCCAGTGCAAGCGAAGTCGAACCGCATGCGCGCCTCAATCTCCGCGTTATCGTTCTTGATGACGCTGTAGATCGGAAGCGCGACGTCACGCGCAAGGCAGTCGAGTGCGGCGCGATTGACTACCCATTCCTCGTAGCCAGCGATGCCGTCGAACGTGTCCGTGTCGTCCGCCAGGTCAGCGAGGATCGGGATGTACCAAATCACGCATTGGTAGACCGCGTCCGCACTCGGGATGATTTTGGCCACCCTAGAGCCCGCGTTGTTGCCTCCGCCGAGCTGGTAGTAGACGGGCATTCCGATGCCGCCGTTCGCGAAGATGAATTGCGCGCGGAAGTCGTTGCGGTCCGCAAGCTCGAACGGTTGCATCGCGACGGTTGCGCCACCGCTCGAGATGTCGATGCCCTTCAGGTGGAACATGTCGTCCGGCATCGCGAGGTAGTCGCGCGGCGCCCAGTTCTCCGAGTCCACCGTGGCGCTGGTCGATGTGGCCGCCGTCTTCTGCCGGATGTATAGCATGCACCCGCAATCGCTCACCAGGCGCACGTAGGCCTGAATCGCCTGGTTGATGTAGCGGTTGATCTCCGACGACGGGTGACGCTGAGTGACGTCGGTCCCGCCGTCGACGATGTCCGCTCGATTGCACACATCCGCACGAAGGTCGAGCAACGTGCGGATGCGTGCCATCGGTTTCTCAGTCCTTTCCCATGCAGCTCATGACGAATTCCTTGAACGCCGCCAAGCGGTCCGGCGTCCAGTCCTCGTCAGGGAACGCTTCCTTGGCGAGGTCCGAATAGTCCTCGCCGGAATCGTCGCTCTCGTCCTCGTCGTCCTTGCCCTTCGGCGAATCCGCAAGGAGTAGAGCCAAGCCTTGACCCTTCGCCATCAGAAGATGCCCGTCAGGCCGCCGCCGTAGACCTTGAGCACCAGGGCGTCTCCGTTCGCGGCCTCCACGGCTGTCCCTGCGGCGTTGAGCGCCACCGTGAAGCCGAAGGTGCCCGCCACCGGGTTGAACGCCGTGATGAGGCACTGAGCCACGGTGGCCGCCGCGCTGAGCGCAACGCGGGCCTCCATGTGCGCCAGGCTCGTTGCCGATGCGGCCATCGGCGGGAAGGTGCCGGTATACGTACCGACGCCCGTACGGGTGAGCGTGATGGGCCCGGCCGCGGTCGAGCCGTTCTGGCTGACCGTGGGCGCACCCGTCGCGCCGATCGCGACGTATGCGAGGAAGAGGAGCGTCTGCGGGTTGTTCACCCGGAGGAGCCCTCCGACCGCGTCCGACATCGGACCGCTTGCTACTGCAGGAGTTGACATTTTCTTGGACCTTTCAGAACGCGGACGTCACGCCCGAGATGAGCTCGAACACGAGACGGTCGCCGTTTGCCGCTTCCACTGGGGTACCGGCGGTATTGAGGTAGACCTGGAACGAGCACGTTCCGGCCGTCATGGAGAGAGCCGTGATGAGACACTGAGCCACGGTCGCCGCCGCCGACTTCTGGACACGGATATCCAGGGTCGGAAGCGCGACCGTGTCCGTTGGGCAAGGCGGAAAAGTACCCGTGTACGTTCCGACGCCGGTACGCGTGATGGTGATTCCCTGGTCACCGCTGACCGTGGGCGCACCCGTCGCGCCAATGTCGATGAGTGCACGAGCCAGCACTGAATCGCGACGAGCGCGAAGCGGATATTGGCCCAGGTCTCCGATGTTGATCGCCATGGCTGCGCCTCAGACCGGCACTCGGCCGTTGTAGCCGGGTGCGTTGGTGACGAGCTGCGGGAACGATTCGAGCCGGAGCTCATAGTCGTTCGTCGTCGCGTAACGGAGCATCTGCAAACCGTCTCCGTTCAGCGTGTGGATGAGCTCCGTCATGCTCCAGAGCGTCCAGTTCTGCGTTCGAGTGAAGAACGCGGAACCCTTCGGCGTGGAGCGGTTCGGGTAGATCTGCACGTTCGCGCCACCCATGGTGACCTCGAGAGTGCGGAACCCGAACGTGGTGCTCTTGTCCTCGAGCGCGCGAATGCCTCGAGACTGGAGCAGGATTTCGAGGTCCTGCCAGTCCTCGGGATGCATCCACCCGTCCGTGGGCGCCTTCATCTTGTAGCGGCCCGTCATGTACGCACCAAGGAGCTTGATTTTCTCCTCCTTGTTGCGGCCGATGAGGTCCGCCGCAGCGACACGGCAACCCGCGAGGCGCGTCGGGTCCGACGTGCGCACCATGCCGAAGAGGTTCGGGACGGCCACACCGGAAGCCGGGATGTACGCCTGAATACCCTTGATCTGGTTCGTCGTGGTGTTGCCCACGAAGTCGCCGTAACGGAAGATGAAATCCGCCGCGGCAACCGTTGGACACGATGCGATGTTGACCACCGTGAAGGTCCCGGCCTCGCGCTGCACCGACAGCACGACGCACTGGCCTACCTTCTGAGCGTCCGCGCCGCCGGTGCCGTCACCGGTGGAGAAGGCGAGCGTCATGCCCTCTTCGTACGCGAAAATCTGAGAAGGAATCGCCAGCGTGACGACGTTGCCCGTGATGCCGCCGGCCGCGATCTGACCGATGGCGCCTCCGCCCGCACCCCAGCAATGGGTGTCGATCTGGTCGGAGACCTGCTCGAACAGCGCGTCCGTCTCCTGGGTCTTGTTCGTGAGGAACGCCCCCAGGTTGTCGCGCGACGCGAGCATGACCTTGCTCCCGATCGACACGGACCCGAAGTAGTCCGCGATCGAAACGAGGAACTTCTTACCGACGAGGTTCGTCGCGTTCGACTGCGCAATCGCAAGCGACTGCGATGCGACGCCCTGCGGCGCGACGTGGATGATCGGGACGGTGAGAGTGTCACCCCCGAAGCTGGTATTTTTCCCGACCTTGGCGAGCCATGGCCGGTCCGAGAACATGAGCTTCTCGATCATTTGCGGCGTATATCGCCGCTTGATTGCGAAATCGTATGTGGTGAGTGTTGAAGCGCCCATCGGATTCTCCGATGACCGCCGGGGTACTCAGCCCGCCTTGAGGGCCTTCCGGTCTTCTTCTTGGGCTTTCTTCATCGCTGCAACGGTGTCGCTGAGCCACTCGGAGCCCTGATTCAGTCCGTAGAGCTTGGGAGGCGATGCCTCAGTCCCGGCCGATCGTGAAACATGCGTTTGCGGTTTCACGGGCTGCTCTTTACTTCCTGCCCGGACCGGAGGAGCCGCTTGCGCGGCCTCGGCCTTTGAGGAGGGCCGGAACACCTTGCTAAGGCTCGCGAAGTGAGCCTTGACATCTTCTATCAGCTCCTCGGCCACTTCGCCAGGGTCAAGGTCCTCACCTTGCCGAGCGGCGGCTACGACGCGCTGAAACACGGCTTGCACGAAACGTGGGTCTTCCTGCGCAAGCGCCGCCACGGTCTCGTTTTCGCTCTTCGGGAGCGACTCGGCGAGGTTCGCGTGGAAGTTGCGGAGGATGCCTTCCTCCCGCGCCGCGGCGGCTTGCTGGGCGCGCTCTCCTCGCTCCCGTTCCTCGCGCGCGTTCGACTCCGCGACCTTCGCCTCGAGCGCGCGGACGCGCTTGAATTCGGGCGAAGCGAACGACCGCGCCGCCTGGTCGTTCATATCGTTCCACGACTTGAAGCCCCACGCTTTCGCGGCGCCGTCATAGTCGCCCTGGTCGATGAGGGCGCGGATCTTCTCCGGGCTCGTGGACTCCACGGCGAGCGCGCGCGCGTTCGCCTCCGCAAGCTTGCGGTCGGCCGCGGCTTCCTTCTCGGCGATGCGGCGCGACGCCTGGCGCTTCTCCTCGCGCTCCGCCACGCGCTCCGCCACGGTCTTGCTGGGTGCCGCGGGTGCTGCCGCGGGCTTCGCCTTCGTCGGCGCAACCACCGGCGTCGCGAGGTCTGCGGCCTGCTCCTCGGGAGTGAGCGGGCCACCAAGCTCCTCTTGTGCGGCCATAAAGTCCGCCATGATGCTGTTGCCGACCGCCAGCGGATCGACGGTCGCGTCCGCTTCGCCCGCCATCAGATGACCCCTCGGAATTCCTTGAGGCGCTCCAGGAGCGCAGCACCGCGCCGCTCGAGGTCGAGCAACTGAGAATGTGGCACGTTGCCCTGGCTCACGAGCTCCGCCACGAGCTCGCAGAGGTCGAGCAGCGCCGGCCGATGGTCGACGGGCGCCGCTACCGGCTCCTCCGTCTCGTCATCGAATGCGAGCGGGTCCGGCGCGTCCTCGAAGGCCTTCGCCTCCGCCATCGATTTCGCAAGCCGCGCGTCTAGTTCCTGGGTTTCGTTCTGGTCCATTGATTTTCCTCTTTCCTCAAGCGGCCATCCCGAGGCCCACCGGGGCCCCGACTGGCGGAACGATGCCGGGCGCGCCGGGTACGGCTGCGGCTCCGGGTGCGGCGGCGGGCGCGGCAGCCTGCGGCGCGGGCGTTTTGATGAGTCGCTGCAGCGACGACATGAACCGGCGCAAAAGATTCGCGTTGTAGTTCGGTACGTCGTCGACCATCGATGCGAAGTAGTGTTGGGCGACCGTCACGAGCGCTCCAGTCGGATTGAGGAGATACCCGTCCGGCTCAGTGAAGCCGCCCAACTTCTTGAGCTCGTCGTTGTCCTCGGCATCGAGGTAACGGTCCACGAGCTTCTCCACCCATTGCGTCTCGGCGCCGTCCGACTCGAGCACCGAGTCGAGGTCAGGCATGTTCAGTAACTCGAGGTATTTGTCCTTCGAGAGGAACCCCATTCCAACGAGCTGCTCCACGATCTGCAGTCGCTGCGCCGGGTCGCGCGACATAGCCGATACGGGCGCCACGCGGCACCAGTACATGTCCTCGTCCATGTTGACGTCGGACCACTTGATCGACTCGAGATATTTCGCGCCGGGCCACTTCGCGATGATGCCCGGGCGATGCACCGCCAGGTCCCGCATGCCGCGCACGATGAGGTCACCGATGGGCACGAACATCAGCTCGTACGCGCGCGCCTTCGGAAGGAAGCGCACGCCTTTGATATCGTTGAGTGTCTGCTGTGCCACGGCGCTCTCGACGCCCGCCTCGTGGCGTTGCTCAGCGGAGACCTGGCTCACGCCTTGTATCTCGAAGTATTTGCTGATTTCCCGGTCGACCATTCCGATCTCGCCCGCGGTTACGGGCGGATTCATGGTCTCGTGCGGGATCTTCGATGGGTCCGTGACGGGTACGAACGTGACGTACTCGTTCCCCTTCATTGCCTCGATGTCAGCGCCGGGCGTGTAGTAGACGTATTTCGATGCGCACAGCTTGAGCCGCATGTGCATGTCCTCGGACATCTCGTTAATCTTGTCGTGCTGCGCGGCTCCGCTCTCCACGAGGCCCGTGCCCCACACACCGAACGCCTCGGACTGCCACGTCAGAATCACGAGCGGCGGAGTCGAATAGGCGAACTCTTCCTCGCACAGCGCGCCGGCCTTGCACGCGAACACGTGCTTGCCTGGCTTCTTCGCGCTGAAGCGCATCCGCCACGCCTCGTAGATGACCACTACGGGGCTCGTGCGCGTCATCGAGATATCGGCCGCGGCGCCGCGCGTGACGTCTGCAGAGCCTTCGAGGTAGGCGCGAATGCGCGTGCGGTCGAGCTCGGTCAGGTCCTCGACGTCATCACCGGCGAACTGCTCGATCGCCGCGTCGAGATCCATCTCGTAGACGTGGAACCAGTTCTGTGGGTCGCCCTTCGCCGCCTCGAGCGGGTCAACCAGGATCTCATAGCAGGGCACGCGCTCCAGGCGCACGCGCTCCTGGGCGATGTCCACCACTACCTTGATGACGCCACCGACCGCGATCTCCGCGTCGCGAAATACGTCCTCCGTGAGCTGCCAGGCGTCGGCGTAGCGCGCTCCCTGGCGGAGATGCAGTTGCGCCTCCACGCACTTGTCAAGCTTCTTGGCCTTGCGCTTGGTCCGCCAGTCCGCGCCCGTCGTGAGAAACATCGGCTTCGGGCGTTGCCGAGACGCGATCTCCGCCTGCGCCGTGTCGACCGCGGAGCGCGACACGTTGTAGAGCTCGTCGTCGAACGCGAGCACGCCCCCGTCCGGCCGCATCGACTCGTTGGACAGCGAACGCGCTTCGTAGCGCGACAGCGCGGAGAAGTAGCGGGTGCGCCGGTCAGCCCCGTCCGCGGCGCGCAGGGCGTCGCAGATGGCCACGACCTGGAGCGCGCACTCCTCGCCCGTCTGGCGAAACCATCGCTCCTGACCGCTGACGCCGGGTACCACTGACCCGGAGTGTGAACTACTGGTTACACCGTGTCAAAGCGGACACGCGTCAAACCGGACACGCTTCAGTGCGCGGCGCACCAGAAAGATCCGTCCGCTCCGACGAAACGCCTTTCATTCTGCTGAATTGTGCGGCTGCAGCCCGCGCATCGGGTGCGGACCGGATTCCGCGGCGGGCCCTCGTAGAGGTGTTCCGGGTCCCACCGTCCGGCGTGCGGCGGACCTCCTGGGCGCTGCGGGGTAGTCCAGTTGACCCACGTGGGCGCAGGCGGCGCCGGTGGCGTCCAGCGCCCAGCGGGGCGACCGATGCGGCTGTAGTGAGAGTCCTCCTTCGCGGTGACGCGGTAGCCGTGCTTCTGCATGAGCCGGACGGCCGTCATCGCCGCGGTGCGCCCCTCCTCGACGCTTTCGGTGGAGCAGGCGAGCGCAATGAGCTGCTCGACGCGCGCGATGGTCACTTCGCCTCGATGGTGACACGACCAGTGCGCTGGTCAACTCCAGTGATGACCGCGAGCTTCGGCCGAGATACGGCCAGCGCTCGAAGCACCGCGTCCGCCCGGTCCGACGCAGAACACCAAAGCAGCTTCGGATCGTAGACGCCGAGCCAACGCGCGAAGCGGAGGACGTCCACGCGCCTGGAGCGAAGCAGTTCGCCGTGTGTCACCGATTCACGCATAGCTCCTCCGCTTCACGCGGCAAGGCTCGCAGCGGGTGAACGTCGGCCCAGCCCGGCGCTTGCCGCACGAGACGCACAGCCCGGCCAGGAGCAGCGATGCGCGGCGAGAGGCCTGGTAGTAGCGGTTCCGCGCTGCGCAGCCCCCGCACGGCAGCGGGCCGCTGCACCACTGGCACACGTCCGCCATGGCCGTGCGCAGCTTGCGCCGGAGGGTCGGGCTCATCGCCCCGCGTCCGCGCCGGCATCGCCCGCACCCGCGTCCGGCGGCGCGCAATGGTCCGTCCAGCCAGGTATCTCCCATGTCGCGGCGCGCTTCTCCTCCCGGAGTCCGCCGCACACGCAAAACACCTGCACCGCTCCCCGCGGACCGCATCCGTCGCCGCACACTGGCCCCGGCTTGTCGCAGTCGCACTCGCCGACGCCGTAGACGGGGATCGCGGACACGCACGAGCCTGCGTCGCGGTTCTCCCAAAACCGCGCAGGCCCAATCGGTCCCGGGTGCGGCACGTCGGCTGGCGGAGCGGCGGCCACCTCCTCGGTCCCGATGCATCGCTTCGCCGCCGGGTCGTCCGCGCAACGCGGTAGCGGCGCCTCGGGGGCAGCGGCGTCCGCGCCTTGCGCACTGCCGGACGCTTGCTGCGCAGTCCGCACCGGAGGCGGGTCAGGGTAGCTAGTGGCGTCTCCGGTCGCCGCGGAGCAACGGAGGCAGACAAGGGCGACGAGAATCGCTAGAATCGGCTTACTCATGGGACGTTCCTTCCTGTGGGTCGGACCACCGTGAACGCGCCGCCGGGCGCACCGCTCGCAGAGTAGCCGCGCCCATGGCGGTTCGCGCGCGGACTCGATGCAACGCAGAGCGCTCCGACAGTCCGGGCATTCGTGGGTGTGCGCGCTCATGGCGGCATCCTGAATCCCTTCCGCGCCGATCGGCGCTTCCCTTCCTGGATCTGCTTCGCCAGCTTCGCTCGGCGCTCCTGAATATATGCGAGCTCCGCTTCCTCGCTGCCGGGCTTCGGCGGATTCATCTGCGGCGAATACTGCAGGTGGTGAGCCCTCACGTTGTATAGCGCCGAGTCGCAAAGGTCGTCACCGAATTGCTCGTGGTGGTCGTCGCGGTCCTCGTTCCACGGTAGCACAATCATCTCTTGCCGGAGGTCGCGACAGGTGAACGGATTCAGCGTCCACGTCCCGGCGAGCATCATGCCGCGAACCATGTGGATGTTCGCAAGCTTCTGTTTCTTCTCGGCTTTGATGAGCGGAATTCCGTAGGTGTTTTGCAGGTCATTCGCGATCATTTTCCCCTGAGCGCCCTCGTCCACCACGACCAGATCAGGGCTGTATTCCTTCCGCGCCTGCTCGATGGCCGCCGCGAGCCGTGCCACCGTGAGCCCCTCGACGCGCCAGGCCGCAACGGCGTGCCAGTCGGGGAAGCCGCGCGCACTGTCTCCGACCACGAACGCGCAAGGGTCGACGAAGCCGAGATCCACCGACAGGACACGGAACGTTTTCTCGCGCTTCGGCTCCGTCGCAGCATTGAGCGAAGCGTTCCACGGGTACACCACGGCCGAATCGTCGCGGACCCAGAGCCCGCGCCACTCACGGACGTATGTCGGGTGGTCGACGGACCAAGAGCGCTTCTCTCTCCGCTCCTTGAGCCAGCGTTCGGCGTGCGGAATGTGCGGATTGCTGAGTACCGTCCAATGGTGGACGCGCCACTCGTCCGAGTCCGCGATCTCCACGCCCTCCTGGGCTACGGCCGTCACATCATGGAACAGCCCGGCGGATACCACGCCCGGCGTGCCGGTCAGCGCCAACTCACCGTCGCAGTCGAGCAGCGTCGGCTCTAGCACTTCCTCAATCATGGGCTTGAGGTACGAGCCGTAGACCTGCCCCTCATCCACCGCGACGCGGCGGAACGGGAAGCCGCGGAACTTCTCGATCTCCGCTTCGTTCGGGCAGCCCGCGAGCCAGATACGGTGCCCGTTCGGGTGCCGCACCATGAGCTGCCCATCCTCCTCCTTGAGCCGGAGCCCGAGCCCATGCGTTCGACTGATCGCTTGCATCGCGGACCAGAGCGCGCGCGCGTTGTTGCGGCGCTGCGCGATGTAGAGGCTCATCCCGATGCGGTCGCCATCGAGCTCCGCGCCGCGGATGAGCCACGAGCCAATCCCGTGCGACTTGCCGGCGCGGCGCGAGCAGAGCGCCGATTTGCGTTTGCTCGGGTCGAGCACGAAACGACGCTGTTCCGGGAACAGCTCAGCGATATAGGCTGGCTGCGCGAAGAGGCGGAGCGCTTCGTCCTCGATGGTCACCGGCGAAGAGGGAGCCCGTCTCCGTTCCGGGCGCGAAGCGGATGCATACGCGTCCAGAGTCGATTCAGCAGCGGTAGCCGAACGCGACCGCGAAGGGCGTGTAGCTTGAGGCCCGGCGCGGGTGCATCGCCACTATGTAGGCGACCCATCATGTGGTCCCTGGCGCCATCTAGGCGTCTCACTTCAGGCTCCGCAGCGCATCGAGCCCGAGAGCAAGCGGCCGGAACCACTGTGTCACGAGCAAATAAACTCCGTACTGCCCAATCCCGTCCGAAACGAAGAACCGCGGATGCTCGCCGCGGAGCAGCTCCGTCATCGTGGGCCATTCGTTCGCGGACCTCATTGCGGCACCACTCCCGGACGCACCATATCGAGATGCGCGAACGCCGCGAACGCCCACGGAAGCGTGTGGCGCGGCAGCAGGCAATGCGCCATTCCGAAGGCGTCACATGGACGCATCGGTGCGGAGCCCATCGCGGTTTCGAGTGCGCCGTAGAGCGCGAACCGCGATGGGTCGTCCGCAATGACGAGACGGAAGACGATGCCCGGAGGCGTCATGCTGCCTGGCGCTTTCGCTTCCGATCGTTGCGTGCGACCCGCAGCGCCTTCGCCCGCGGCAGCGAGTCGTCCAGCAACGCGGCCGGGTGAACAGCGCGACGTTTCGGCTTTCGCGGAGTCGGCACCGGACGACCTTGCGCGACCCACCGGCCCTTCCCCGGCTGAATTGCGCGCAGCGCCAGCGTGAGCGGACGCCGCGTTCCGGGGTTCATGCCTGCAGTCCCGCAAACGCGAGTGAAAATCGGATGCAACATCAGTCCTCCTGAACCAGCGGAATGTTTTTCTGCCGGATGATCCGGTGCTCCACGTCGTCCAGCATGCACGAGTCCCCCGCCTGCGCCATGTCCACCAGGACGCGCGCGCCCGGCTTGATTGCGACGTCCATGGGCTGCCACACTCCATATTCGTCGTGATGCCCCGGCCCCGCGGCAACCACGGTGCCCCAGGTCGCTTCCACCGTCTCGGGCTTGCGCGCCTGCGCCGGGATGAAGATGCCGCCCGCAGACGTCACATCCTGGCGCTGGTCACGGAGCCAGTCCAGGCATACGAGCACGTTGTCCGCGAACATGCGTTCGCCGGGGCGACGGGGATCGAAGCCCTCGTGGGGCGCATCTACGATCGGTGGAGCCCCAACACCGGAGCGGTATTCGTCGCGTTTCTTGGCAATCTCAGCACTTCTCATCACGCTACGTCGCTCCCCGTCATCCAGTTCGCCGAATCCGCGGCCTTCGTCGGCTCGCCCTTGCTGTCGTCGATTCGACCGTAAGAGCCGTCGCCCCAGAACACGAAGCGGCCCGGCGACACGGTGCCATCACGCTGCGGCACATTCTGATCTAGCGTTACAATGACACCGATCCCCTTGACCACTTCGATGGTGTTCACCCCGCGAGCGCCCGCGTGGAAAGAGTGGTGGCTTCCGCTGATCCACTCGTCCTGGATCGGTTTCAGTGGCACAAATCTGCTGAGTTTCATTTCGTTTTTTGCTCCTGTGTGAGTAGCCCGCGTTCCCGGAGGATGCGCCGAATTCTGTCGCCCACTATGCCGCGCACATCCTCGCCGCGCAACTGTCGCGCCATGCTGCGCACGTCGCACTCGGCCTCGAGTGCCAGGCGCCGAAGCTCTAGAGAGTCCATGAGTCGCGTCACGTTGCACCTCCCTGCACGCGGACGCGCACGCGGTCGTACACGCGGCCGTACACGCGGTCGTACACGCGGTCGTACACGCGGTCGTCCACGCGGTCGTCCACGCGGCCGTCCACGCGGACGCGCACGCGGTGGTACACGCGGCCGTACACGCGGCCGCCTACGCGGACGTACACGCTACCGAGCCGCATCACGTTGCACCTCCCTGCACGCGGCCGCCCACGCGGACGTCCACGCGGTCGCACACGCGGCCGCGCACGCGGCCGTACACGCGGTCGCACACGCGGACGCCCACGCGGCCGTACACGCGGTCGCTCACGCTACCGAGTCGCGTCACGTTGCACCTCCCTGCACGCGGTCGTACACGCGGACGCCCACGCGGCCGTACACGCGGACGCCCACGCGGCCGCGCACGCGGTCGCACACGCGGTCGTACACGCGGACGTACACGCGGACGCGCACGCGGTCGTCCACGCGGCCGTACACGCGGTCGCACACGCGGCCGTACGCGCTACCGAGTCGCGTCACGTTGCACCTCCCCGCACGCGGTCGTGCACGCGGCCGACCACGCGGTCGCGCACGCGGC